CCTAATAGGTTTATTTGAAATTCTGATTTGACTATTCTATCACTACCTTGTACTAACTCAGTAGATGTGGTATAACTATCAATCATTGCTCTAAATTTAAAAGAACTAGGGTCTCCCCAATAAGAATCAGATGCAAAATTAATAGATTCCACTAATTTGTTGTTTTGTTCAACGTAATCAGTAAATATTATACAACTATAAGTTATATTTACATAATCTGGTATAGCTACCGCATAGTATTCAGTTAAAGGTACTCTATTATTAACTACTCCAAACCTATCATATATGTTTTTTCTTGAATATTTTTGTGCATACACACCATAATTGTTAGGAGTATTGGCATCTAACTTATTTCCTATGTTTCTATTCTTTTCAACACTCTCTCTCCTAAAGACTACTAGTGGAGCTTGCATTTTACCATTTTTATCTCTATAAAAACCGTCTTTCTGCATAGCTTTCCACCTTTCTGGTGATCCATACACCACTGGAACGTTAAGTCTTTTACCGTTTTGTATGACGGATAACTTTAAGACCTCGTTAAAATAATAAAAAATAGCAGTATCTATCTCTTTAATGCCGACTTTGAAGTCTACATCATCATCGTTTGCTCTAGATACTTGATTTCCTCTGTTTTCAGCCATATTATCTTACTTCTGCTATGCCAACTCTGTCTGCTCTTGTTAAATGACAATCTACTATTATAGAAATTGTCGATCCAAACCCATTTCCATATGAAGCTAGGTTATAATTGTTGTCTCTACCTAAGAATAACTGGTTCTCCCTTACTGTATCGACTTCATAGAAGTCTCTATGCCATTGAATGATATCCCCTACCTCAGGAACGATGCTCACATCTTTTAAATCCTCTCTCAAGAAGGCAAATGATGCTTCTCTACCTAAATCAGGGCCAAATTCTTGGATATCGATTACTTGATCTCCTCTAGTTATTAAACAATTAAGTTTTATATTTTCAAAATAGCTTTTCTGCAAAGATTCACCGTAAAGATTAGTGTCTAAGTCTTCTAAACTTAGTTTATGATATAATACTTCTTGTTCTATTATATCTTTTAGTAGTTCTCTATTAATATTAACTAATAAATCGAAATCTCTGTTACTTCCGAATAGCATTATTTTTCTTCTATAGTTTTTTCTGCTACATTAACTACTCTAACTACACTATATTTAGAAGTAGCTGAACTAGCAAAGGAGTTAAACGCTTCTTGGCCTCCTTTTTGAGTTATTAACTTAATTTTAAATATTTCTACACCAGGTCTTTCTTCTCTTACTAAAGTAACTGTAGTAACACCAGGAAGAGCTCGTAAAAGTTCCCCAATTTTAGCACTTCCCATTTCTTCGTTAAAGATTACTTTAACCATTGCTACGAAAGTACGAAAATTTATATTTTCTATTATTTTACTTAACTTCATTATCCTACATATATGGTATAAGGTACATCGTACAACGTTTTCCTTAAGTTTTCTGATTCATTAGCTTTTCTTTCCAATTGAGCTTGTCTAGAAGTCTGTTCTAACATTTCTTTCAATTCATTAATCAAGTTTTCTTTTTCAGCTCTAGAATCACTTAATAGATCAGCTTGATTTAAAGTAGCTTCTGAACCTGGAACAGGTACTGTTTGGTATTTACCTCTTACATAAGCCAGTAATTCTTTTGCTAAAGCTAAAGTATATCTAAATATCCACTGCCTTCCTACACTATTAATCTGTTCATAAACAGGATTATTGTATGGAACTTCTCCTACGTTAGTAACTAATCCTGTACTTTCATTGTCAAAAGCATTGTCTTTATCTGATAGTTTATAATAATCAAATAAAAGGTTATATCCTTTTTTGGGTTTAGGGAATATACGTAGTCTGTTATTTACTAATTCAAAAGTATATGCAGATTTACGTACTTGATCGTTTAATTCTATAGCTTGTATTTTAGCTAAATCAAATGAGACAGGCATCAATAGAAAATTAACTCCTGGACTAAAAGATCCAAAATCAAAAGCATCCATCAATGATTGTACACCCGTACCTGTACCAGCATAAGGATCAAAATACCTTAATATAGCAGGTGGTGCTTCATAATATATTTTTCTTATTTCAATTCCTCCTTCAATTCCATTATCAGTTGCCCATTGATCTAAATCATATTCTTGTTTAGATGCAGTTACAGCAAGAGATCCAGTATGTCTTGTAACTAATCCGTTAACTCCTGCTTCTGTAGCATAATTTTTACTTATATTTACTATTCTACTTAAATTAGGTTCGACTAATCTATTATTTAGATTACTACCTGTTTGAGCTCCTTCTAAACTCAAATAGTTTTCTCTAATTTTATATTGAAATACTTCATTACCGTAAGTAGTAACGGCTTCTTCAAAGCAAGCAAAGAATGAACCAGATTGTAGTTCTACATCCATTAAAGGAAATCCTAATCTTGATCCGCAAAATTTTGATACCTTTATCGCGTCTGTTTGAAACTCAGTATCACTGTCATAAAATCCGAAAGGAGTAGAGCTACCAGAATTAAAAGTTGCAGTTCCATCCCAAATAGTTATACTTGCCATACAATAGTTTTAATATAAATAGATAAAAAAAGAGGTCCAAAAAGGACCTCTCTTTCTTTCTAATCTAAATTACTAATTAAATTAATGTAGTATTAGCAATAAAGATTTTACCATAAAATTCTGGTCTGATCATCTTCTTAGCGTATCTAGTCATGAGACCTTTTCTTGGAGTAAAGGTTTCAGGATCGTACACTAGAGGTGTCATTAATAATGGTACATATGGTGCATAAACAGCTCCAGTTTCTAGGAATTGAGATCCTCTAAATCCTAACAATAAGATATTTTCTGTCATGTATGGATTTTTGTAAACTTTGAATCTGTTAGCAAGAGAACCAACTCTCTGTACTCCCATATTGAACTCCATTGCATCTCCGTCTGTAGCAGCAGCATATCCAGGAATAGATTCTAGGATAGTTGCAACTGTTGGAGAAGTTACAATAAAGTTAGCACCACCTCTTAAGGTTTTCTGGTGAATTTTATTAGATACTTTTTGTATTTTAGTACCTAAAGTTTGGAACCACTGACCTTGTGTGTTATAGAAGTCAGAAGTTGAAGTAACGAAGTCACTTCCGTCCCATACTTTGTTATTCTCAGCAGACCATTTTTCTGTAGTTCTAGCTTCAGAAATCAACATATCAAGAATCTCTAAATCGATTTCCATTGAAATGTACTCACTTAATAGTGAAGTCAATTCAGCTTCAGCATCGATAGAGTGATATGCGTTAAGGTCTTGAGCAAATTCTGGTGTCCATTGTGCCTTTAACTTTCTTGTCTTAGCCACAATTGCTTCAGAAGCAAGTTTAACGTCGATTTCTGGTATAGTAATTGATGTATCAACAGCAGCACCTGAAGAAGCTTCAAAGTCTCCTCTGTCATTATCTTTAGGTTGTTTGTGATAGTTTACTGTAGCTGTAGAAGGTACAGTAGCATCATCAGAAAGATCTGTTTTCTTTACTACGAAAGTAACTGTTACGTCACCGTTAGCAGCTTTAGAAGCTTTTGTATACTGAGGATAGTTTGTAATATCCACAGAAGCAGATAAAAATCTAAACGCTCTTACTCCTAAGTCATCTGGTTGATCAGCAGCAGCAATAGTTACTGCAGCAGTAGAGAAATCACCTGGCATTACTCCGTCATCATAGTCAATAGAAGATGAATCTGCTGTTCCAGCTGTTACAGATAATCCAGTCTTTTGTGCTTGATTGATTGAGTATCCAAATTGACCTGCTCCATAAAGACCACCTGCAACGTCAGTATCAACACCAATCTTTACAGATGCAGATGATACATTACCGTATAGGTTTTCTCCGTCGTTTCTTCCGTTAGTAGCAGTACCATACTTAAAGTCTAGATAAAATACTAGACCTGATGGTAAGTTCATTGGTTGTACAGATACAAAGTCCTGTGCAACGATTTGTGCAAATACCTTTCTAACTAAAGGTAAAGCAACTCCAGCCCATTGTTCTCCAGCGCCAGCAGTAAAGCTTCCTCCGCCTGAGTTTGTTGAGTTAGCTTCAGCAACGATTTGTTTAGCTTGGTTTTCAAGGATCATTGCCATATTATTGGCATATCTTTCGTCCTCGATACCTTCTAACAAACCAGATGCTTGCCACTTCTCAGCCAAACGTGCAGCATCAGCTTGCATGCTTTTGTAAGAATTTGAGCTCTCTAATAGGTTGTTAATTTCCATGTCTTTAAAAAAATTATTTAATTATTCCAGCTAATTTTTGCATTCTTCGAACAGCATCAGAAACTTCTGCAATTACTTCTGGTTTAGCAGGAGCAGTGCCAGTAGCTTTAGAAGCTATTCCTTTTACTTTAGATTCTGAAACTTGTTCCTTTTTAGTCGTAACAACATTTTCAGAAACTGTTTCAAATACTAATTTTACTTCTTTAACTGTTTCTGCTTTATCAAATGCAGCAATTATGTTAACTTTTTGTGATTCATTTAAGTTATTAGCCTTAAATATTTTATTAACATATAACAGTTTTGAATTTAGAAGATTTGTTTCGTGTAAATCTCCTTTTAGTTGCTCTATAGTTTCAAGAGCTTCTTCTAGTTCTTTTTGAAGTTGTTCTTCACTGACTGTACGATTAATGTTAAAGTTAGCACCATCAGACTCTGATTCGACTTGGTTAGAAGTTTCTTCTTCCATAGACTTATCTTTTTTCTTGCTATGCATTGCTTCGTCTTTTTTCTTGCTATGCATTGCTTCGTCTTTACTATCTTTGTGCTTACCTTCCATCTTTTCGTCGTCTTCATGCTTACCTTCAGCTGTAGTAGCTTCTAGTTCAGCAAGAAGTTCGTCTAGATCGATTTCTTCATCATCAGCAGCTGGTTCGTCTGCAGACATATCTCCAGTAGTAGGATCTTCATCACCCATACCTTCAATATCTCCAGCATCCATATCATCTGCCCCTAGATCAACACCGCCTCCCATTTCAGTATTAATAATGTCACGAATCATGTCTTTAAACTGATCTACAGTTAGGTCACCTAATTCTTCATCACCATCTACTTCGTCTTCAGCGGGCTCTTCGATTTCGTCGTCAGCTTCGTCTTCAGATTCTTCTGAATCATCCTCAGCTTCTTCCATTGCATCGTCATCATCTTTAGGAGCTTCCTCAATTGCTTCATCTTTTTTCTTAGGATGCATAGCCTCATCTTTTTCGTCGTCGTCCATAGCTTCATCTAAATCGTCTTGGTTACCAGCTTTTTGTGGTGCCTCTTCGATAGATTCATCTTTTTCGTCGTCTTTTGAATGAGCTTCATCCTTTTTCTTACTATGCATAGCTTCGTCTTTTTTCTTACTGTGCATAGCTTCCTCAACTTCTTCTTCGTTAACTACTTCTTCTATTTCTTCAGACTTAGCGTCCATTTCTTGTAGTTTAGCAGCTAACATATCTTTTAGATGAGGAGTTAAAGTCTCTTCTAGAGCTTCTTTAGCGTTAGCAATAGCGGCTTCTCTTACAGATTTAGCTTCAGCAATAGCTTGCTTGAATAAATCTTTGTTTGCCATTTTTAAAAAAAAATTTTGGGGTTTCTACGATTATTTAGAATCGTAATTGAAAATTATGTTTTTGTTAATGAGTTACTTGAACTTCATATTCGTATATAAATATATACTAAAACAAAAAACCCTCCGGAAAGGAGGGCTTATATTAAAATGAGTGTAGCGGTATTGATTCTTACGAATCTAAAATATCTTTGATTTCGTTTTTAAATGCTTCTTCTTTTGTAATATTTTTAGTTTCTTCTACTCCTTCTTCGTAGCCTCTACCTTTTTCTCTAGCTTGTCTTTTTACTGATGAAAAATCTTTTGAAAATTCGTCCCAAGCTTTACAAAGTTTGTTATTAGGATTAGCTTCGCAATAATCCATTGCTGATAATCCTCCTTTAACTGCTGCAAATAATCCAGCCCCATAAGTAGCTAAATATCCTAGTAATGAAGGGTTTTGCATTACCATATCTAAAATATCAGTTCCTTCAGTAAGTTCGTCTTCTTCAGTAACCTCAATAGTTTCTCCTTCTGCGGCAACTACTTCTTCGTCTTTCTTTCTTTTATGTCCATGATGACTTTCAGTAAGTACTTTTAGATCCTCTACTGGGATGTTCTTTACTGTTTTACTACCATCTTTAAAAAATACATCATAATGTGATACTGAGTGAGTACCGTCAGCATTTTCTACTATAGTGTGTGCTTCATCTAAACAGATTCCGTATCCATAAGTTTCGTGGACTACATGTGCTGCACAGTCATGATTGAATCCTGGTGCAGTTTCTTCAATATCTTTACCTTTTTTTCCTTCGGCAATAAAGTTTCTTAAATCAAAATTTGTATACTTGCTCATTTTAAAATATTTTTGTTTTTATATAAATATGTTGTTTTTTTAATTACATTGCTTTTGCTAAATCTGCTCCAACAACTGCTATATCTCTTCCTTTTAGAGCTGCTTTAAGTGTTTGTAAGCTAGCTAGTGAGTCTGTAGCACCTTTAATTGCATCCATTGCAGCTACCCCTGCTTTAATACCTAATGCTGCTAATATAACGATAAAGAGTGCTTTTGCTATTTTTAGTCTTTTTTCTTCATCTTTGACGAAAGGAGTAAGAAACCCTCCAATAAACTTTAAAAAGTTTTTTTCGTTATTATGTGCCCAGTCGTGAATAGATTTAAGTGCATTTGAAGTTTTATCAAATCCAAATCTTCTAAATATTTTAGCTCCATATTTACCTAAAATATCTAATGTAGTGTTTGTAGCTAGAATCCATCCAAGGGCAGATAAAATGAAAGATTCATTTACTGTATCGTCACCATCGTTAGTTTGTTTGAATTGGTTAGATTGTTGAGCTTTTTTTCTATGAAGTGCAATCGCCAACTGCTTTCCGAGCATTTGCTCAGGATTTTCATTTAAGATTTCTCTTATTATTTCTTGCAGTTGAGATTTTTTCATTACGCTCTTAAGATATCGTTTATGATATTACCTAAGTTAGTGTATTTAGATGGTTTAATTTTACCTTCCTGTAAAGCTACAGGGTTCATAAAAGCTCCATGTGTAGAAGGATTAGATACAAAATCCCAGCATACTAATTCAAAATCTGGTTGGACTTCCATATGGCCTTCATTAGTCTGTTGAACTGATCCAGTACCTCTAGAAGATATACCAATTGTATGTCCTGCTTTAATTATTTCTTTAACAATATTACCTGAAGGAGTATTAAGTAGCTCTACTTTACCCATTAAGTCATCTCCATCCCAATATAGATCTTTTACTATATGAGATGCATTTTTTAATGATACTACAGGTGATTCTGGATGATCCAGTTCGCCGAAAGCATTACCTCTCTTTACGAATTCATCCATATATTTTTTAGCTTCTCTTTGAAGAATTTCTTTTCTATATATACGACCGTTTTGATTTTCTGAAGATGCTCTTTGCATTACGCCTTCGACTTCGAATACCCCAGGTCTAGATTTAGACTCTCTTAAGGTAGGTCTGAATGGCGTAACGTCTACTAATAATTGTGCCATATTTTAAAAGTTTGGTGTAAAGACTGTTGCTTTAGGTTCTTGTGGTGTTTCATCCATTCCTCCTCCAGCTGCTTGTATATCAGCTCTTGAGATAGTTTTAACTTTAGGTAACTCTACTTTAGATAAGAAACCTCCTTTTATAACAGGTCTTAGGTCTTGTTTAAATGCTGCTTCTAAAGAAGGGGCTATAAATGCACCAACTTTTAATCCTTCCTCGTTTTGAAATTCAGCTGTCTTAGACATTGTTTTGGCAATCTTATCTGAAATCTTGTTATAAAATTGCTCTATTTCAGTGACTATATTTTCGAGTTCGTTTACTACAGATTTTACTCCTGTAAAACTTTCATACCCTTCTCCCCAATCTGATAGCTTAGCAGTAGCTGCTTCATTAACAAGAGATTTTTTGATAATAGTTTTTATAGCTTCTTTGAGTTGTTGTGCTTTTGCTTCATCAACTTCTTTACCCATAGCTTTTTTGATAGCTTTATCTCTAGCCGCTAAATAATCATCAGAATCTATATCTCCATCTCCGTCGTGATCTTTTCCTTTCTTTTCATCTACGTCTGGAAAATCAGAAGGACCTTCGAAATTGATAGCAAGATATTCTTCAAATTCATCTTCTATATCTGCACCGCCTAATAAATCTTGATAATGCATATCTAGAAAATCCTTAATAATATTAGTAGTAATTAAGTCTTTATATTTAGCTTTTAACTGACCAACTACTTTACCTAACATAGCTTTTTTAGCATCCTCTGACATTGGAGGGTTAGGGTCAACTTCTTCTTCAACTTCTTCTTTTAAAGTAGCTTTTTTTAAGCCGTTATAAGTATCAATATCTCCCTCTCCTCTTTTTACTTCCTTTTCTCTATCATGCTTATCAACATTATTAGATTCGCCTGACAGTAAATTAATATAATGGTTACTATCTTTTTCTAGATTATCTTTTGCTTTCTTTTCTGCTTTAGCATACTCTTCCGGAGTAATATAATCGTTTGGTAATTCTTTTCCTGCAGCCATTAATTCTATTCTAATACCTCTTTCTAAGGCATCAAGTGAATAAGTTAATGCAGGTCTATCATCATATACTTTGACTCCTGAGAAGGCAGGTTTAGAAGCTTCATATATCATATTACGGTTTTTAAGGATCTGAACAGTATCATCGAATCCATTGAATTGAGAGACGTACATTGGGTACTGTTGTCTCATTTGACGAACAAACTCTCTCTTTGCCATACTGCCTTCTAGTACGGCGTTATATTTTTCTGTTGCGGTTATTTGTCTCATAAGTAGTCATATAATTTACTATGTGATGGACGTTTCGGTCTTTTTACTTTTTTGTATCCTTGTTTCGTTAATGTTTTAGTAGCTCTATTTTTACCAGATCTACCAAATGCAAATGGAGTTGCGTATTGAGCTCCTGCACCTGCTGTAAAAGAAGCTCCTCCTACGTTTGTAGTATTTGCCTCATCTAACTCTTGCATTACTTCCCTAACTAACTGAACTAATTGTGAACGTGTCATAAAGATTTGAGTTCATTCACTAGGTCGTAATATTGCATTAAATTAATTAAATGGGTATCTACTATTTTTTGTTTATTTGACAATAAAACTATACCTTTAGATACCTCATGTAATTTAATTTTTATAATATCATCAGTTATTTTAGATGACAATTTCGAAACCTGAGTTTTTATTTTACTTAGTTCTTCATTAACTAAAGTGCGTAAACGTGTTTGTGAATTAACTGAAGTAATGAACTCTTTTAATATGATCTTTTGTTCTGGTAAAAGATCTTTATACTTGTTGTTAAACTTTTCAAGTAATATTTTAAACGTAAGAAGTTTCAAATCTTTATCGTATTTTGAATACTCTTCTATAATTGCATCTTTTACCTCTTTACTATCTTGTGGTTTTGAAGTAAGATGCTCTAAAATAGTAGTTTTATTATCTACTAAAGTTTGTGGATCTATTAAGTTATTAGAATTTTGAGCTTCTAATAAACAATACAAAGCAGCTAGAGGTTTATAGTCTCTAACTTGCATACCGAAAAAATCTTCTAGATTATAACTCTTTTTGATTTCGGCAATTATACTGTATTTACTTTCTTTTAAAACTTTTTGATTAAGTTTTCTTGATATCTCTGTAATAGTTGAAAGTATTGCTTCAGCTTTATTTTGAGAAACATTACTATTTTTTACTAAAAATTCGTATAATTTATATTCTTTTGCTAAAGATGTATTAGACCCATAATATTTTTTAAGTATACTAATAGCTGGAGAATCTTGATTACCTAAAGTATCAGCAGCAATCTGCTTTACCAATAGTTCAAAAATAAGTCCAGTATTGCGGTATTTGGAATGTTTTATCTTCATTCTACACGTTTACTATTATAAATATGACTTAGTTACCTAAATCTTTTATGTTGTCTTCATCAAGTAACTTACTATCATCTTGTTCTTTATTTTCGAAGACTAAGCTTTTAAACATATCTTTATTTTGTAAGTAAACTGTATTGGTGGTACTGTTTTCATTGACGTACTCATTATCAGATGGATAACCACCTTTCATACCGTGTTGACCAAGTGGATCTCTACCCCCTACTGGTTTATCTTGAGTACCATACACAGAAGCTTTTTCTCTCGGTCTACCACCTTCTGGTCCAGGTTCACCCCAACTTGGCTCTTGTTCTGAATAACCTGTTGGTAACTCCTCTGGAGTACCTCCTTTAGGTGTGTTAGTAGCTCTTCTACCGTACATTGATGCTAAGTCATGCGGTGTACCGTAAGAAACTCCTGATTTAGAAGGATCATTACCTTCATTCTCTATTTGAGCTAGTCTAAAGAAGCGTTTAGAATCTTCTCTTACTAAGTCTCTCATTTGCATATATTGATCTTCAGACATATCAAATATATTTTCATAGATATAATCTGATGAGAATAATTTAGTATCTTTCATTTGATTAGCTAAATCTATTTTCTCTTTTAATAATGCAACTTTTTCTTGTTCGAATATTATAGAAGGAGTAGTTAATTTTATTTCAAAATTAGTTAAACTTTCTCCTGTAAATCCTTGGGTATATAAATGAACTAATGCTATTTTAGTTAATTCAGATTCTAATATTCTTTGTATTCTTTCTACTGAACGAGCAAATCTTATATCTTCTGCAGCTAAAGTAGCTTTACCTTGAAGATCACCTTCAAAACCAAAATAAGCTTTTGGTATCTTAAGAGCAGCAAACATTTTTTCTTGTAAGTATCTTACGTCAGTAATACCATCATAATCTAAACCTTTGGTAGTTTCTATCCTAGTAGAAGAATCTCCACCTCTTACTGGTAGGTAAAAATCTTCCATCATATTTTGAATATTAAACTTAAGATTATATTGACCATCATCTCCTACATAAGGAGTTTTTTTCATGCTATTGATAGTTTTTTGCATAAACTGATCAACTTCATTTGGAGGTATAGCTCCTACGTTAATATAAAACATCCTCTTTTCTGGAGCTCTCATGATACGGTGTATTAACATCGCATCTTCCATTAACGTTGTTTGCTTAAATATTTTTCTTGCTGGCTCTAGATAAGACCTGCCGTAAGGTAAATAAGAAGTATCAGATATTAATCTAAAATGAGCTATTTCATAATTATCGAATTCAACTATTTTAGCCGTATCTTTTTTAGTATAGCTATAAGTAGGGCTTTGTGAAGCTGCTAAACCGTCAGGGTCTAATTTAAAAGTTACTTTAGCAGGTTGTTCAGGGTCTGTACCTTCTTCTCTAATAAAGTTATAAACAGTATAAGGTAGAACATTGTATACGCCGAACTTCTCTGCTATCTCTAGCTTTAGGAAAAAGTCTCCGTACTTACACATGTTTCTAGTCCATGACCATAAATTAAATTCTATATTTAATACGTCATAGAATAAATTGTATAAAATTCTTTGAATATTTTCATCAGATGATTTTACTGAAAGTATTTCATCTTGATCATTTTTTACTGTTGCTTCATCAGCTATAATATCTAATGCAGATGCTATAATAGGATCAGTATCCATAGCTTCATAATCTGTGTAAAGCTGTATTCTTAAAGTTTGGTAGTTTAAATTAGGGTTGTAAATATTTTTATGATTATATAAGTATAATCTACTAAATCTATCTATAAGTGAATTAGTTTGGTATCTACCAGTAGTTTGTATGGTATTAGTATCAGCTACTTTAAGTTCGTCACCACCTACGTTACGAATAATAACGTCAGACGAAAAAAGTCGTTGCAGCCTACCAAAAAGTGATTTATCTGCCATTTAAATATTTTTATATAAATAGTCTATCTAACTAACCAAGAAATATCCTCTTCACCATCTCTTGTCTTTATAAGATAAGGATTATTTTTCATATCTCCAACTGAAGTAATGACGGCAGGGTTTCGTTTATTAAGATTATTAAAAGATGATAATTGAGCTCTTGCTAAATCTATACCTTGTTGTCTTAATTTTAATGCTGTATCTCTAACATATAGAGCAGTGGCACAAGACATTATCAAATCGTCATTGTATCTGTCCTGGGCTTGTGCCTTACCATTTTTCCACACAAAAACTCGCATCTCAGACATTAACCTTTTTGATTGTATAGTAACTGATTTCTCACGAATATACTCGATCATCTTAGCTATAACTAAAGGACGCGTTCTCATAGACATTGTAAAACCGGGTACAAGCTTATCACGCTCATACTTGTGCATATACGATTCTACGGTTTCCTGATTACTGGTGGAACTGTAGTAGAGGTTGCGGTATTCCCTCTCTAAAACCTGCTCTATTGTTGCCCATCCGATATTAGCATTTTCAACGACCAGCAATGCTTCATTATACTCGGATGCTAGACCAGTCAAGAAATTACCGAAATCTTTGGGTGATAGCTTACCCTTGTATTCGGCCACTTGAACACAGTTCTCTATATCAAAAACGTGAGCTGCAGAATAGTCAGTAGAGTCTCCTCTAGCGACGTCAGCTACTACCATATACGATTTGACATAGTCAACTCCTTCCCATATCCATAAATTACCATCTACACCTCTTCTTTCAAGAGGGTCCTTTTGATATGTTTGTTCAAAGAATGACATATCATCAGGTTCAAATACAGTATCTCCAGATGCAAGGAAGTCGCAATCACATTCTTGACCTGCCATACGAGGACCTAAATCTCTATCCTGTTGGTTTCTCCAATCTTGGTCTCTTTCAGGATGTACTGTCCAAGGTAGTCGTATTGGTAAGAATGTATTTTCTCCAGCTTCAGCTTTCTCCCAGGTTAAATGAAACCAGTTACCAATACCGTTAGGAGTTGATAACGCCATACATTGACCACCGGTAGCTAACGTTTGCTGTGCTGCTGCAAAAGTATCTTCAATATTTTCTATAAAGGCTGCCTCATCCATTAAGAGTAACGATACTGCTTCAGATCTTGCAGCATCAGGTGATGATGATTTAGCTGTTATTTTTGATCCATTTTTTAATCTTAAGGATAATTTATTTTTTTCTACCGATGGTAGTTTTAACCATTTAGGTAATTCATCATACATAAAGATAGTTTTTGTTACTAAGTTTCTTGCAGTAGCTTGAGTAGTTGCTAAAGCAAGTACGTTTTTATCTTTATGAAATAACATTAACCATAAACTATATGCTGCAGCTAAAGTAGATATACCTAACTGTCTTGATTTAAGTAATACCATATTAGTATTGTCCTTAAATAAATGTAATACTTTTTCTTGAAATGGATAAAGATTAAATAAGATCCTACCTCTAGTTGGGTGTTGAATGTGGCAATACTTCTTCATAAAGTACGCCGGATCTTTACCGCACTTGATATACTCTTGTGCTATTATTTTTTTTATGTCCTGTGCCATAACTAATTTTAATCTGCTGGAGATCCAGATTTACCAAAAATAGACATATAATCTACTTTTAATTCTCCTGCTGATACAGTTACTTTATCTAAAAGATCTAATTCTTTAAATTTTTTAAAATCTATCAAAAAGAAATAAATTGATCCACTTTCTAAAACTGAAGCAATATAATTTTTATCCCCAGGTTTAACTTTAAATTTTTCCTTTGCTAATCTACCCATAAGTAGAGATGCTGCTTGTCTGGGTTCAGAAGGTGATTGAAGAAGACTATCTATAAAATCTACCTTTTCTTTGACAGCTCTTATTAGTTCAAATGTAGAAGCTGCTTGAAGTAAGCCTGGAGTGTTCTTGAGTTCAAAGAAATACTCAAATGCCTGTATAAGTTCTTTATCGGTAAAGCTCGTAGGTCTAACAATTTTTTTACCTTCTTGTAAATTTAAAACACTTCTTAATGCTTGTATACCAAATATTATAGTTAAAGCTCTTAAATTAGTTTTTTGATCTCCAAATTTTCCTAATCCTATTTTACCTGTATGTTTTTTATAAGCTTTGACTTCAGTTTTTATGTTACCAATTGTTAAGTCTGGATCTGCATCATTATGGTTGGCTGCAGTTTTGACTGGGTTTTTTTGATAATTATATAACCAAAACATGGCTAGTTCTCCTGGACCTACTGTGTTGTTTCCTGCATTATTGTTGAATAAATATTTCCAACCTTTGAGATCATCATCGTCTGTAATTGCCATTTCTCCAGAACCGTTTGGAGCTTCATATCTTCCTTTTACTGCAGGTATATTACCGTTGAATGCTTCTTCTAATGATTTAGGAAAATCTATTGCCTCATTTATAAGAGGAGCATCCATTTCGGCTAAAATATCATCTAAAATAGCCTTATCATCAGGGTTTTTAATATTAGGTACACCTGATTTAGTTCTCCAAGCCCATTCGGTATATAATCTTTCTACTACGTCCATTATCCTTCTTCTCCAGCTTCAAAATCTATTGGTTCATCTCCTAGATCAGCTCCACCTTCTTCTCCTCCGGCATCATCTGCTCCAATATCATCACCTCCGGTATCGCCGCCAGCATCACCTCCAGGAAAATCTCCTCCACCTCCGCCGCCAGCAGAACCAAAGTCAGCATCAGCTCCGCCACCTTCTTCTTCACCAGCTCCTTTCATAGGTGCTTCTCTATAAAGGATAGCAAGTTTATCTAATGCTTGTTGGTAATCAGCTATATTTGAAAGTAAATATCTTTTACCTAATATACTAGCTTCAAAACTTTTACCAGTCCATTTTAAAATGTAATCTTGACCATTTTTAAGATTTACTCTAAATGATGTAGGTCTGGGTGATATCCAATCTATGGTGTCTATAAATTCTTTAAAGTCTTCAGATTGTAGTTTTATTATAGCTTGTCTTAAAGTAGGAAACTTTCCTAATATTTTATCTGTAGCGTCTTCTAATACTGTTTCAGGTCCAGCTTTCATATCTGGTTCCTCTTCTGGTTTGGGATCTTCTTCTTCTTCAATTTCGTCTAAAAGTGATTCATTTAATCCTATAGGTAGATTTGTTTGACTACTTATATCAACACCTTCTCCTTCTAGGTCATCAATCATACCAGGGTCAAAATCTTTTTTAGGAAAATACATAATAACATTACCTGCTCCATCATCATCTACTATGTCTGTAAATTTTGTTGGATGGTAAATAGTTTCGATTGTGTTTTGAACAGCATTAAGCATAGCTTTATCTATTCTTGGTACCTTAATATAGTAAAGTCCATCTGGTGCTTCATTAAGCTCAGATAATACCTCAGCGTATGCTTCTAAAATAATATTATTTAAATATGATTTTTTCATATTTTATTTATATTGGGTAACTGGTGGTACTTTAGATCTTTGATCATCTTTAGGATCACTTTTACGAGCACCTCTTTCTTTAGCATCTTTAGTCATTCTACCTTTAACTAAATTACCAGATTTAGTAAAGTAATGTCCTGCAGGAGCTTCTTTAGTTTCTCCTACTTCATCTTCTTCTTTCATTCTTTTGAGAGGAACTAAATTACCATCTGCATCATATTTGTGAGGTATGCCATTTTTCATTACATACTTTTTAGGAGCTACTACTGCATCTTTTCTAGCTTGAGCTAAATCAGGTCTAGTTTCTCTACCTTTAGATATTGTTTTACTTCTACCTAGTCCAGTACCAAACCCAGTTGCAGTTGCCTCGTCTGCTGAAGTATCTAATTCTTGTCCTCTACCAGTACCTGAAACTGCATCGTCATATTTAGCAGTCATAGCTTTTTTCTGCTGAGTTAAAGAAATCATTTTTGCTAAATGTTCTTTTTCATCATCTGATCTTTGATCAGCAGGCTTACTTGCTACTGCAAGAGTTTTTTCTTTATTTTGTTGAAGAGCTAAATTTATTTTATCTAACTGTTTTTTTATAGTAGCTTGACTTTCATTAGCTTTAGGATTAGGTTTAACTATTTTAGTATAAGCCATTGTCATAGGACTTTCATCTACTTCTTCTTCTAAAGCTAACTTATCTATCATTGGTTGTTTTTCTTCTGCTTCTAAATAGTGTTGAGCTGCTCCAACATAGTCTTTAGCTTTAATAATTTTAGATTGCCACCAATGAGGAAAATCTACTTCACCGTCACTTTGATCATATTTGTGAATTTGCTTGTAAAGTTTAGCTGCATTAACTACTATATCGTATATATCTTTTTTAAGCATATTAGGTTCGTCATCTTGATGACCTACGTCAAGATCTCCACCTTCGTGATCCATTTCATCTTCCATCATTCCTTTTGCCTTTCTTGCATCTTTTTCAATCGCATCTCTTTCTTTTTGCATTAAGGCTTGAATTTGTTTTATTCTTTCTCTATCTTTAGGTGTTAATCTTTCCATTCTTTTTCTTTCTAAGTCTTGTGGATCTCCAGGTTTCATTTCGTTTTTTATAGAGACAGGTGTCTCAGGATTTTCTTCTGCAAATTTAGCAGCTTCTTTTTCGTCTTCAAACTCAACTGCTTCAAGTTTTTTCTGCAGTGATTCTCTTAAAACCTCTAACTTTTTCTGAGTTTCTTTAATATATACTTTATCTTTACTATTATATTGACCGTTTTTAAGTGAATTCAAAGTAGTTTCGCACTTAGTCAAACGATCTTTTATTTCTTCGTAGGTCATTTGCAAATTTTTTATATACGTATATAAATAAATATCTTAATTAATCAATTACTTTCAAGTAACTAAACAAGTATGGTTTATTAAGATAATCGTCTTCAAAATATTTAATTCCTATTTTGTTAAAATCGAATAATTCTGCTTTGTATACAGCTTGATCATATTCGTTAAGGTGTTTCCATTCAGCTTTTTTACTTAATAATTCTTTTGCTTTAGATTCCCAATCAGTATTATTAATAAATTTTTCTAATTTTTCTAAATTTGATAAAAATTCATTATAATCTCTAGCATCTATTTCAAAATGGAAAATTTCTACTGCTTGATCTTTATCAACCCAGTCGACTGCAAAATCTGCTCCGTATTTTGGTTTCATATGAACCATTCTCCATAAGTGAGGATATTCTTTAGCTTTATCTTTTATCATTTCTAAAGCTTCCCCTTTGTATGCTAATCTATGCAAAATATGAGCATGATCAATTAACATATTAGGATGAGGTTGTATTTCTGAATACCAATGTTGTAGCTGTACTTTTAAAGCATCATCAGGTACTCTCCTGGTTTGTCTTTCTTCTACTAATATTGGTATTTCGTTTGCAGCATAAAACTCTTTTTCAATAGCATTTAATTCATAACCTTCTCTATCAAAAAATGATTCGGTCCACTTGACCTCACCTACTGCAGGTTTATCTAAATATAGATCTTTAACTACTGTGTAATCATTCTTTTTAAACATATTATTTCTTTTTACCGCCTTTCATGTTAGCGCACCAATGGTACATTTTACCTTTTTCCCCACCATATCTTTTAGCTTTAGCTCTTAATGAAGTAACAGAACCTTTACAAGAAGCTCCTGCTTTTTTTACTCTACCGGGTCTAGATTTACCTTTTACTTTTTTATCAGCATAGTTTTCATAAGCTTGATTAGGTTCAAAAATATCTGCTATACTTTTAAGTATCTTTAC